ATTTTCAACAACATGAAGAGGTTAGGGGAGCTAATAGCCAAGCTATGAAGTGGTTGAAGGCGAGAATGGATAAAAAGGCCGAGCAGGATAAAAAGATAACTGCCGCTAGATCAATAAGACAAGGGAAAAAGAAAATGAATGACAATAAATACATGGCTTATAAAGACTTTGCGTTTCGTCTAGACGAACTTATTGGGGCTGCTCTAGCCACTGGGGCTCTGGGGGCAGTAGCGGGAATGGGAGTTAAAAAGTTACTATCCAAATCGGCCAAGCAGAAAGCTTTAGAGAGAGCTAAGGCTAGGAAAGAGGTGCATAAAAAATTGGGTGTTGATCCAGGAACCAATGAAGGAGTCTTAGGAGCAGTAGGAGGAGCAGCAGTAGGAGGTGTCCCTGGTGCTGTTGCGGGTCACTTGGTTCAAAGACACTTTAAAAAGAAAAGAGAAAGAAATAAAATTAAAAAGGAAGTTAAGGTAGAGCTTGATAAAGAAATGGGTATGAAAGAAGGAGTAGTAGGTGCAACAAAAGGGGCTGCCAGGGCAGCAGGGCTTGTTCCAGGAGTTGGAATTGCAGGAGATGTTGCCGCAGGAGGTATTACTGCTGCCCAACTAGCTGCCACCAAAGATAAAAAGAAAAGGTCTAAGCTCAAGAAGGAGCTTGCGGGGGATGCTCTCGCTGCGGTCCCAGGTGTGGGCCTAGCTACTAGAGGAGCGCAGGTTGCGGCCAAGGGAGCGAAGGTGGTAAGAGGCTCCAAGGCTGCTAGAAAAGGAGGTAAGCTTGCGAAGGCGAGAGGTAGAGCAGGAGCAGCTATCAGAAAAAATGCTCCTGCGATTGGGGCTGCTGCGGAGAAGGCGGCAGTAAAGAAATTACGACAGAAGGCTGATGAAGAAACAACTTATAAAAATGAGTATGTTAATAAGCTTGTGGAAGCGGAAAGAGAAGGAAAAGGCCACCAGTTCTCAAAACAGAAAACAAAATCAGGAATGAAACTTAAAGGTTTTCATGATCCTAGGGCAATGCAAGCTAAGAAATCTTCAGGAGAAAACAGATCTTGGAAGGACCCAGAAGGGGTATCTGGAAAGGGGGTAAGACGCACAATTACTGCGAGATCCCCTGCGACTAAGTATCACGGTAAAGGTTTATTTAAAAAATAGCAAATGTCCCATAAGAATTGGAAAGTAACGACAGACTTACCAGAGCTTCCTGACCTGGATGGTGAGGATAGTCCTCTTAGTTTATTTGACCCAGATAATGCAGACATAAATCTTTTCAATTTGGTTGATGATGAGATGATTCGTCTTGCTGGTTCTAAGTTTTACTTCTATAAGTATTTGCAGAATGACGATTTTGATCCTGTATATATGGAGTCTCGTAATAAACCTATAGCTAAGGAAGCACTTGTGGTGCATGGGTACTATGAACCGATAGCTATGAGTGAAAATTTAACTCAGTTTGGGATTGAGTTAACCAACGATCAGATATTTACTTTCAACAAAAGTTACATTGAGCGTAAGATAGGTCGTAGTGTTATTTCTGGGGACGTTATTAAGCCAGCTTTCCAAGATCAAAGGTATGAGATTTTTGAGGTTGTGGAGGATAGTTTCGAGGTGTACGGGGTATACCATTTAGTATGCTCTGCTAGACTCCTTCGTGATGCTCCTGAGATTCAGGACACTCCTCTTCCTCAGACTAGCGATCCCCTAGGAGGGTACGCAGGACCCACTTTAGGAGTCTAATATGAAAATGCTTGATATTTATACCTCTTCATTAACTGTTGAGTATACGGAAGATGCACTTGCTGATCTTAACTTAAGCTCTTTCTTAGGGGTGAGAAGCAAGAATTCTCGATGGGATACGCGAGAGGGGTGGCTTCGTAGAGAACTATTTAAAATGAATACTCCTCAGCTTAATATCTCCAATACCTATAGAGAGACATTGAGAACAATGATTGCATCTTTTAATGACGTAGGATATTTTGATGGGGAAGAGAAGTTCAAATCTATACTTTGTATTCATGCAAATGCCGAGAGAGCAGTTGCAAAACTAAAGCAAGATAATAATATTATCCTCCCTATTATCTCTATCTCTCAGACTACTACGGATAATGATGACAGAAGAAAGAAGTATGAGTCCCTTATAGTACATGAAACGTGGTGGGACACCCAAAAAAATAGAGCGTTCCGTGTGGTCAGTTTAGCTCCTCGCGCTGTTAACATTAATTATGGTTTAAATATTTGGACCAAGTACAACGCAGACATGGACCAAATATTAGAACAGGTTAGGCTAAAGTTTAATCCAGAGATGCAGGTTCCTACTAGCCAAGCTACCCTCACCCGCGCTTACATTGATAGTGAAGAGGAGACTGGTTCCGTAACCGCAGGAGATAAAGAGGATCGTATTCTACAAAAGAGGCTCACTATTATCGTGAGAACCTACATTCCTAACCCTAAATTTTTAGTCACCTCCACTGGTAGATTAGAAAAAGTCAATATCGAGGCTAATACATTATGAAACCAATAGAAAAAGCATCTCTTGCCGCAGTATGTTTACATACCCAAACAGGTAGTTCAGTAGCATATGCTAATGGTAAAGGGATTAGTAGAGTAGGGATAGACACCGCAGTAGGAATCATTGATGGCCCTGGTTGTAGTAAAGTATATGTGGAAGGCTATAGGGCTTCCAATGTAGGGGATAAAATCCTGCCTCATGCTTGTTGTGGTTCCCCAGGTTGTGGAATTCATTGCGCGTCTCCAGTTAATACAGTTGGAGAGCCTTTGGTAATGGTGGGTGACGTTGCTAGTGGGCATGTTCCTGGTGGGCATGGTGGATGACCCGATGGAATTCTATAAAAAAAGTTTCACTAAAACGTATCACATACAGTAGATAATAAGGAGATTAAATTATGAAAGTAATAAAAAACGATAGCCTTCAGGCATTTACGATTTACTTTAATACCGAAAAAGGTTGTCATGAGCATTGGTTAAAACCTGGGGAGACAATTACTGTCCCTGATGCTTATATTTCAGATCAAATTCTAACCCTTTACAGGAAGAAATTATTTAAGATTCACAACACTTAGGAAAATAAATTATGGCAAATTTCGTTAGCCCTGGCGTATATGTAATTGAGAAGGATATTTCTGATTATGCACCTTCTATTAACACTTCCGTTGTAGGAATTGTAGGCTTTGCAGGAAAAGGTCCTGTTAATAAAGCTACCCTCATTACTAGCCAAAATAATCTTCTTGATACTTTTGGATCTCCTAGTGAGAATATATATGGACAAGGCTTAGAAGGAGCTTTGGAGATCTTAGAGCAAACAAATGCTGTATATTATGTTAGAGCCTCCTCTGATGCCGCTGCCAACGCATCGGCTACCGCTGGTTTTGGTTCGTGCCCTTCGGTTATTGTTTCGGGTCCTGTAAATAGTGCCCCTGCATCTGAATTCGGGGTAGGCAGTTCGATTTACTTTAAAATTCAGGTTTACGATAACAGCGGCGTGGCACAATATGATACTCCTAAGAAGTTCGCAGTTCCTGCTGGCACTGTAGCTACTACAGCTACGGGAGCTTCTCAGGCTAAAGCACTTAAGAAGATCCTAGGTGGAGACTTAGATTCAGATGCTGTGGGATGCTTCGCAGATGGGCAAAGCCAAGCAGGGTTAGATTTGTCAGGAGCAATTGTAGGTTCGTGGGCCGGATCAGGTGCCTCTATTGGGGTATCAGCTTACCCAGACTCATCGTATGTCGTAGGCTTAAGTGCTTTAGCTTGTGTAAGTGCTACAAGCGGAATTAATAACTATGGAGCAGCTATCGACGGTGGTATCGCACTTGCGTCTTCGGTGAGAGCATATGGTGCTACTTACTTATCTCTCTCCGCTCAAGCTAGTGGAGCTAACTATCTTATGGAGTCTCGGTACCCTGGTGCTGGTTATAACTTTGGTAATAAAACTGACGGTGCCGTTAGCGGAAACCAAATACAAATCGCCAGCTTGGGAGGACCTAACTGGAATATTAACACACTTGAAGACGGACAAATTGCGGAACAATTTAAAGTTAGTCTTTTAGCATCAGGAAACTTTGTTGAAGATATGATCAACACGGGGGCTACAAATGTTAAATCTAATTACATTAAAGGTAACCTTCGTAGAAGTGGAATAGATGTAGCTCTCCCAGCCAAGCTTAATCAATTCTCGGATTCGATTACTGCTCTGTACAAAGGAGGCTTTACTGGTAAAACTCAATTCCTAAACCCAACAGTGAACCCCACAGGTGCGGGTACGGCAGTAGCTACCATTAATGTTGGGAACGCAACAGGCAGATGGGTTAAGATGGTCGAGAGGACCATTGGCATGAATGGTGGTGATGACGGGACGGGAAGCACTGCTGATAATAACAGCGCACTTATCGGGAACGCTAATGTAACTCCTAAGACGGGAATGCAATCTCTAGATGATGACGTACTCAATATTGGTATCGCCCTTGTTCCTGGAATTTACAACCAAAGTGTTCAGAATAACCTTATCACCTTAGCAGAGAGGACTCAAAACTTTATCGCTCTTCTTTCTCCTCCCTACGCAATAGGTACCCCACAGGACGCTATCGACTGGACTAATGGACGGTCTGCGAGTACCGCAGGGTCACGAACGGCAGCTATTAATAGTTCTTATGCGGCTGTATACTATCCCCACGTTAAAGTCTTTAGTGTCTTTGATTCTAAAGACCGTTGGTTTGATCCAAGCATTTACGCAGCGCGTCAAATGGCTTACACTGATACGGTTGCGGATAGCTGGTTTGCTCCCGCAGGATTTAGGCGCGGTCGCTTGACGAAGCCTGTGGATGTAGAGGTTAAACTTAACCAGGGCGATAGAGATAGCCTCTATAGTGGAGGCAACGTAGTTAACCCTATCGTGTCCTTCCCTCAGCGTGGAATTACAATCTTCGGTCAACGGACGGCTCAACGTAGCCCTACGGCTTTGGATAGAATTAACGTTCGACGCTTGATGATCTATATAAGGAAGATAATCCTCGCGGCTACTCAAAGGTTTGTGTTTGAACCTAACGATCCCTTTACTTGGTCTCAGGTTGAAGGAGTTCTTAACCCCTTCCTTGATGACATTCGGAGAAGGAGAGGAATCGTTGAGTTCCGTGTGGTCTGTGATGACACTGTTAACACACCATTAAGGATTGATAGAAATGAAATGTGGACAAAAGTTCTTGTCAAGCCTACCAAAACGGCTGAGATTCTAGTGTTCGAAGTTAACTTAACTAACCAAGCAGCCGATTTAGGAAAATTATAAGGAGATAATATATGGCACATTCTTACTACAAGGACGATTATGGAAGGAAATTCACCCCAGGTGAAGGGCTCCCCGTAGTCTCTACTGAACTGGACTCTGTACGGGCATACCAATTTGAAATTCACTTCTTTGGTTTACCTGACTCAGTAACCAACACTAAAGATCTTACTTTAGCAGCTAAAAAAATCAACGGAGTTGGAATTAAAAATAATTTCCTCTCTATTGACAGGGTAAATGATAAGCTTTTCTATCCTGGGAAGATTCAAACGGAAGATCTCAAGGTAACCTTTGATAATCTTTACCTCAGGGAGACAGCCAGCGATTTGTGGAGATACTTTAAGAGTATCTACGATCCCATTACAGGTGAGATGACACAAGACACACGACCTGGAGGCGGCAATCCTACTTTTAAAGCTGATAAGGTTGAGATTCTTCAACTTGATAATACGATGGTTCCTCACTCGACCGTGGAACTTATGGGTGTGTGGCCTGTACAATGGAGAGCTTCAGAATTTAACTATAGCACCAACGACTTCCATACCCTGGAAGTAGACTTCAAGTACGACTTCATCCACCAGTATGATTACGCTAATCCCCCAGGTTAACTTATAATTGAATTGGTATGTAAATGCCCAGTCTAGTGTGTGATATATTAGACTGGGCTTCTTCTTCTCTGGCTATAATATTATATGGATTACTTTAATGAACTCCTGGAAAGTTACTCTAGGCTAAAGAAACGTACCTTTAAATTAAGATTTTTAACTGAGCAGGAAGAAGGGATTGTTAACGCTCAAGCCATACAGGCTGCTCGTAACTTGGTGGCTAACCCTGAGGGTACTAACACGGGTGCATTCGGTGACCAGAAAAGTCACAAAAGTATTTTACGAACTGCTGGTGATGCAGAGACTCCTTATGCATATTTAAATGATAAGGGAGAAACCATCGTTCATTGGACAGGGTTTGGTAGAAATCCAAAGGTTGCAGTGCCAGGGGGCAACTTTGAGATGATGCCTGAGCCTCAAAAGGGGCAGCTAATTGGTTACTTTGGCGATGGGGCAGAGGCTAATGCACAAGGGGAGGATGGGGATAGTCCTGAGGCGTTTGCTCAAGCAGAATTAGCAGGTACCATCTTTGATTTGGGGGATATAAAACAACGACTGAGTAAGATTTATAAACATTATGTTAAGTTTTGTGAAAAATCCCAACAGGATAAATTTAAAAATAAGAGTTCCACTACTCCCGTTCCTCAGGGAACTCTTCAAGATATTGAAAGAAAGTGTTATCGCCAAGCTTTCAGTAAAGTATACGGTAAAACCCCTGGAGGGTTAGCTAACCTTCTCAATGCGACTGTAGTAAATATTGAAGGAGAAGATGTAACCTTAACAGAAGAGGCCAGTCCTGGGTTAGTTATAGCTGCACTAGCAAACGTGGAAAGGCTTTTTGATTTTGCGAATAACCCCGAGAATTATAAGACAGACCCTGAACTTTGCTCACAGTTTGCGGACAGCATTGCTATCACCACAGAGAAAAAGACAGCCGAAGGCGAAAGTGTGGTGGCTAGGGGAGGGTCAGACAGACTAATTTTCTTTGGAGCTACGAGTGGGGAGGGTATTGTTATTCCTGGGCAGTCCCAAGACTTTAAAAAAGCTATGACTAAGGCTCAGGATCGGTGTAAGGCTCATGATAAATACAGAGACGGTCTTTTTAATAAAGTAGACTTTCGCCAATTAAGCACTGCTTCAATCAATGCAAAAAAAGGAACTCTTCATGAGAGATTATCGGGTTTACTTGTTAATCTTCATCGAGTAATAAATACAGACAACGGAGACGTAAGAAATAGTTTACTAGAAAGATTTGTTGGTGAGCTTGAACGAGCGGGAGAGGTAGCTTCGTACCTTATAGAGTCTGTAGTTTCTGAAGATGGGGAGGAGAGAGTTGCCTCCATAGATGAAGCGATAGCCAACGATTTAGGAATACAGGAGAGTATGCTCTTTGATGACAGAGAGGATCTTAAGAATTTCCTTATTGATTATTATAAAGGAATGCAAACTTTCTTAAATAAAATACAACCAGACGGGCTCGTTCATAATGGGTTAGCCAGTACAACAGGGGGACGAGAGGATCAGTTTATGGTATTCTCTTCCCCCGAAAAGGCACAGGCGGCTGCTAAAAAACTAGGTATTACCTCGGACGAAGTAAATCGTGAAGAGTTTATTGGTAACTCTGAAGACCCTGAAGCGACGAAAGCTCAGTTAGATGAGATAGGGGTAGAAGGAGATACTATGCAGGTTATAGGGATGGGGCAAAAGTTGTATGCCGAGTTGAAGGGGGGTAAGGTGGGTGAATTTAATACTATCGACCGCTTGTTCAGCGTAGTTTTAGGTTCTGATTCTACGGGAGCATCTATAGACGCAGTACAGGACAAGCATTTAGATGATGGTTTCTTTGCTGCTCTGGATAACTATATGCCCTTAGGCGAGGGAGCTAAAACTAAGGTGGAAGACTTACGTTCGGAAGTAGCAACTATTCATGCCTATATCAACGGAGAGACTCAATGGGTTGACGATGAT